ACCTTGATGCACCTATGGCATTTTGTATTAATCCTACATTATCAATATAGGTTCTATTAAATCCAAATCCTGTGTAGTATGGAACTGCTACACCTACCAAAAGATCACCATACACTGCTAAACTTGGCAATCCTACATTTATATTTCTAAACTCAAAGGATTGGCATTCTACGGTTTGTATATTCCAAATTATAGTACCGGTAACATCCCATGTATTTGTCGCAGCATTAAAATAGGCTGATCCTGCTGTGCCACCTCTAACATAATAAGCAATTTGATAAGTAAATGTAGTATTGCCATCATAATTATAATTATCAAATGCAACATCCATATTAAAATTTAATGTCAACTGATTTGATGATACATTAAATGTTTGGCAGGTAATGGCTGTGCTTGGTGTGTACCCTCCAGATGTTAGTACATTTGTAAAACTTACTGAATTAGCGCCATTGGCTGAAAAATCTGATCCTACTGTTAATGTAACACCGGCACCTGCATTCCAATACTGCAAATCAAATTCAAATCCTGCGTTATAATTTGCATAAAACTGCTTATTTTCAAGATCTACAGTCATTTCATATTTCTTTAATGGCCTCTTTACAGATCTAACCATATTAGAATTTCGTGGTATTAATTGACTTTTAATTGTCCTTAAAAAATTAGCTGTTAAATTATTTACATAGGCACCGGATGAATTATAAATATAAAATTTAATGTCCTCTGATCCACCATTTAAATATGCCTGTTTAGCAGGTAAAATCGCATTACCTACCAATGCGCCACTCTGTATTCCTTCAATGATCCTTTGATCACCATACGATGAGGAATTAACAATGTACCATCGCCCATAACTTTGAAAAATCTTTACATTTGTAGCAATTAAAATAGATCGTAAAACCTTTTTTGCATCTAAAATATCATTGTCTTTTGTTATATACGCATTTGTTTTGATCAATAAATCTGCATAAATATTTGACCAATTGGCTGATATACCTGTCCTAATATCATTTGAAATCCATATATCAAAATCCAATCCTAATTGGCCTAAATTCTGATAAATAAAATCCCACAAAAATGTGTTTTTAGCCTCTGTTAATGTATCCGGCAACCATGTATTAAATCCTTTTAATTGACCTAATCCATCAATGGCTGTTATTTGAATGTCATAAGGTGGTGTAATAATGGCCTCTTGATAAACATCATTGGTGATAAATCCCGACCAATAAACAGACCAAACACCCACAGATTCTTGAAAATATAGAATTAGTTTATATTCCCTTTCATCGTATAAATAAAAATTATCATAAGTAACATCATTAGTTACCTTTAAATTCAATGTTGCTGATGATCCAATCAATGGCTCATAAATATCATCATCTGCTTTCCATTCAATTGTCATGGGTTCACCATCGCAGATCAAAGGAAAAACAGTGCCGGAATAATCTTTTTTTAAGATTTCAATTTTGCGCTGATTGCCTTGAATATCTGAAAATTCTAATCTATATCTTGCACCGTATGCCATAACTATCCTATTCTATTTCGTGTTTTTTCTGCTCTCTGTAATGCTAAAATTAAATCTTGGCCTCTTACTACAAACTCCCCAGACAAATTCATGTCATTGCCTCCACCAAAATCCATCATGTTTTGTAGTTTAGATAATGGTGCAATTACTTCCGGATTGGATTTAGCACCCATGTATTCACCCATTAAACCCATTGTGGGGCCACTAACTATACCACCTTTAGCAAATGCGCTAATTCCTGTAAATGCACCCTGTACCACCCCCATTGCAGCTGCAATAAATGGCGCTAATGCTACTAATCCTGCCGGCCCTGCTGCTGCTGCTGCGTTTGTACCAATGGTAACTGCATTCGCTTGTGATTCTGCATATTTTGTAGCTACTTTTTTCTTACCGAAAATAGATTCGGCTATGGCCATTGCACCCATTTGTATTAATACATTTGCCATTGCGCCTATAAATCCTTCTAATCCTGTCTTGGCTAATCCAAATGAATTTACAATGCTATTGCCTATGCTTTGAAATACTTGTTGTGTGGTATTTTTTAGCATATCCATGGCCTGCATATACATATTAAATTGCTCTGATTGTAGCGCTAATTGTTCTTGAATTACAGTTGTACTTGCAGTGATTTGCTGATCCATTACTGCGAATGGTGATGCTATATTACTAACCTGCCCATATAATTTCTGAACTGATGTAAAAAATTCGGATTGCGTAATATCATAATTAAAAAAGCTGCGCAAAAGTTTACCAAATTCCTGACCTTTTGATGATGTTGTAGCTAAAAATCTGTTTAAAACATTTTCTTGGCCTGATGTTACTGTCCTGCTAATTGATTGTAGATCAGAAAATATATCTTTATTAAGATCACTAATTTTACTACCTAATGCACTAAAATCAAATTTAGCTGCTGCGCTTTCTTCATCGCCACCCAAAACACTTAAATCAGGGCCACCACCTACACCTGCACCTTGCGCACTTGTTAATTGTGCTATTATAGCTTTATTTTGCTTATATAATTTAGCTTGTTCATCAATTTGTGATTTTACCTGTGCTTTACTTTTGGTAATATTTGCAGTATTTAATCCTGTTTGTAATTGTACTTGCCCTGCTATTTTATATTCTTGTTGTAGTAAAGCAATTTTTTTCTTTATAGCCTCATTTGTTTCTAAAACTACATCAAGATTCTTTTTTTGATCCTCTGTTAATTTATTTGTTTCGCCTAATGCCTTGTTATAATCATAGGCTGATTCAGCGACATATCCTAAACCTGCTATTAATACACCTAATGCGCCTCCCTTGCCTATTGTTAAATTAAATTTACCGGCTGCACTTGTTAATAATTTAAATCCGGTTAATACTTTTGGCAAAATAGATCCTGCTAAAAATAACAATGGCCCTGTGGCAGCTGCTATTCCGGCAATGGTTAAAATAAATGTTTTTGTGGCAGGTGATAAATCACGCAAATACCCTAAAATAGAATTAAACTTTGTAATTATTTGTGTAACTGCCGGCAATATTACCGAACCAAATTGGACTCCCAATTCTTTTAATGATTCATTAAACATCCTCATTTGATTGGCTGCACCTCCACCTGTTCTTTCAAAATCGCCCTGTGCATTGGCAGTATTTTTCATAACATATTGGTATCTCAAAAGTACTTTTTCAGATTGTGTCATCTGATCTAAATTCTTTTTAATACCTTTTTCCATGGCAAACTGTTTTAAGTTTACCTCTGTCATTACAATACCCAATCTTTTTAATGATTCTGTTTCACCTGTAAAAACACCATTTAAAGCTGTTGTAACTTCTTCAATGTTCATGTTTTTAAATGATGCAAGATCACCGGCTAAACCCACCATTGATGTACTTAATTTGGCTGCTTGGCTTGTAGATAATCCCATAGATGTGGACATATCGCCAAATAATGCAGCCATATCTAATGCTGTTCCCTCTGCAATTCCAAATGATTTTAAGGTAGTTTTTGCAAATGCTTGAACATCTTTGGATGAATCTTTAAATGCTACATTAACTTTATTTAATGATTCTTCAAAATCAGATGCTAATTTAATCGCTGCACCTCCGGCTAATGCTAATGGCGCTGTCAATCGCAATGATAATGATTGACCTATGTCCTTCATTTTACTGCTAAATCCTGCTAATTTCTTTTCAGCTGATGATAAGGCTGCCTCCAGATCTTTGGAATTGCCATTAATAAATATTTCTAATGTATTTGCCATGCCTCAAAGTTATAAAAAAAACCAATCCTTACTTTGATTGGCTTTTCTTGATTTGTTCCATAAATGCTTTTAATTCTTCCGGTGATGATTTTGGTGTACCCTTATTTAAATAAACATCCTGTGGCAACGGAAATAGTTTATCTGGTGTAATTAATTGTGATCTCTTTTTGGCTGTAGAATTTACGATCATGGTGCTTTCAAATCTACTCATTTCCCAAAATAGATTCATTTTAATTGACCAACTTTCCCCTAACAACGCATTTTCTTTCCATGTATTGCGCCAAAAATGATCTGGTAGTATTCCTGCTTGACCAATGTAATAATCAAACATGGCATCCCATGTTAGGGGTTTTTCTACTTTGGGTTTTTTGTCGATTTAGATACGTTTCTGCGCACACCTGCATTTAAATCATTACCTAAAACCCTTGATTCCATTAATGTATTAATAATGGTGCCTAATGCTTCCTGATCAATTTCATCCATCCAAGCACCTACAGAAAATTTATTGTAATCAATTTCATTATTATTTTCCTGATCGAAAGCAATGATACCGGCATAAACAAGATCACGCATTGTGGCCATGGATAAACCGGATCCAAATACCTTGTCAACCTCGGATATTTTAAATCCCGATGCTTCTTCAAATGCTGCCCAAAAATTCATTGAAAAATGTAATGTTCGAGTTTTGCCTCCCAATTCTAATTGGCAGTAACCTCTACGTTTGTTGACTTCCATTTGTTTTTATGATTAGATTAAATTCAAATACCCAACACCATTGCTGATGTTGGGTTAATATATTTTGCAAACTAAATTATGCGTTTGTCGATTTAACAATA